CTGGATCTTGTCGTCTGTTTCCACTCTTCTTGCTTCCACTAAATCTGTTAACTGTTTTGTTAATATTTCTTGTGATGTCAATTTGGTTTCATGCACAGCTAGCAGGTTAGAAACACTGCTAGAAATATCAGTCAATTTATCAATAGTAGTATCAAGACGATCAACAAGCGCGCCGACAACGGCCATGTCTTTACGAAGATACGACACGTCGTCGACGAGCTTATTAATTTCAGTGGACATCAGAATGGACCGTAATCTTCGTCAGAATCACGATACTTGTTTACGGCTTCCATCATCTTAATTTCATTATCAACATGAATTGCATCTGCTTCTGCAATTGCTTTATGATCCGTTTTACCCATCTCTTGAACTTTTACGTTCGGATCAAACTCAGCAGTTTTCATTCCCATCATAGTAGCGAATGCACCAACAAAGGCACCAACGATTGTTGAGAATGCAGGACCAATTAACTTGAAGATTTCATTGTTGTCAATCATTGAGTTTGGTAAGAATAGTCCAACCAGCATAGCTAAAACAACAGTGAACATGATCGAGGCAAGAGTAATTGCGGCAATTTTCATTACCATCAACTGAACTCTACCCTTCTCAATTTCTAATTCATGAAGAGTATCAATCTCTTTTGCAACCGTGAGAAAATTTAATAACTTCATTGTTTCTTCTTTCTACCAGCACGTGTCTTTGCTTTTTTCACGTTGTCGTTTAGAATCTCATTAGCTGCTTTAATATCTTTTTCTGCAAGAGCTTTTGCAACTTCAAGATCTTCGGCTGTAACTTTGGCATCCTGGTTGTAATCAAAAGTTTTTACAAACCATGCTTTAAATGCATTCCACATTTGTATCTCCATTACTTTTTAATTGTGTTAGCAAGTCTTCGAGCAACACTCAGTGGCAGTCCATCTTTAGAAACGCTCAATAGTCCAAGCGCTGCAATCAATGCAAGCATTGTTTTAGAGTCATCTTTTCCGCCTACACGGTTAAGAGAGTTAGCAATGACGTTGACAAGGTTATCCTTTGACGGAAGATCTTCACTGTCTTCTGGCTTATCAAAATCTTTGAACTTCTTCATTTCTTTTTCTTTTCTGCTTCGTCGATGGCGGCTTTATTGTCGATTATCCATTGCTGGAGTTGTCTGAGTTGTTCGGCGTTTTGTTGGCATCTTGAGTAGTTGGAGATGATGGAGATGAGGGCTTGATTGTCTGCAACTCCTGAGGCTTTCGCATCAGAAGCTCTGGTGGGGTCGGCATCACCTGAACTGGCACTAATATCGTGCGTGTACACCCAGCCGTTAGACATAATGTGCTGGCGAGGAACGCTACCTTGAGCGATGTTACGATAGACATATTCTTTTTCCCTAATTGTATTCACACGATCAACATATTCAATCTGCACGCGATTGGAAATCTCAGCATTCTTCTTTTCTAAATCTGCAATCTGTTTATTCTTCTCAGCAGCAAATCTTGCAATCTCTGCTTCACCATGCTCTGATCCCTTCGTGTAACCATAGATGAACACACCAATAATAAGAGCAACACTCGCCAATAATTTATATGGTAAAGGAATCATACTCAACATAATTTATTTTCCAGTAAATCTTTTGAATCTCTTTAGAGGCTTCTTCATTAGCTTTGCAGATCTGCCTGGTTCGCCCTGTGGTCCTACACCGAGACCGGCAACGTTTCCAGCCCCAGCAGCATTCACTGCTCCGTCTTCCTGAATCTTCTTGACAGCTTTTTCAATTCCAAATGTTCTATTCTGTGCTTTACGGCGCGCCTTTGGATCATCAATTACACGATCCATAGTACGTGCATCAGCCTTATTTACATAAGACTTTAGAGTGTCCTTTGAAAGCTCATCCAGTTGAGCTTCTTCTTTCACGCCACGTTTAGCAATTTTAAGTTCAATCTTCTCACGGCGAGCACGATCTTTAGCAGCAATTCGATCTGCTTTCATAGAAGCTCTAAGCATGTTTTTAGCTCCAGAATCTCTATATGAAATTTCATCCAACTGAGCTTCTTCTTTCACGCCACGTATGGCTCCAATCTTCTTACCTACTGCATCTAACTTTTTAGAGTCTACCGGTTTTTGCTTATAAACCTTACCACCAGACCATGGTTGCGGCGGTTTTACAGGAACTTTGTAAGCCTTACCGGCTTTAACTTCCTCAGACATCTCGGTCGACATATAATCGGCGGCCGTTTGCATGTAATCATAGGCAAGTGTGATCTTTGACTGTACCCACTCCGGAAGATCTGTGTCTGGCTTCAACCTGCCATGAAGTTGTTCGGCATGGGACATGATACCCTTGAGCTGAGACATCACCATCTCGCCTTCGTATCCGTATTCTCTTGGATCTTTAGCCATTAAATCTTCCTTAGAATCTGTACTATCTTCTCGTCCATCGCAATGTCTGAACCGATTATTGTCTTATTCTGGAATCCAATATTAGGAACTTTGTCCGGCATGTGTCCCAATAAAACAATGAACGGTTTCAACATGTGATGATAACCGTCCAACTTAAAGAACAACATTCGTGTGGCTGGTGGGCCAAATACATTATAAAGGATAATCAAATGGTTGATTACAAGTCTTTCTTTGAGTTCGCCGGTTTCCTCATAACGATTAAACAATCTTTTGATATACTTGAATCGAGCTAGATCCTCATAGAACTCAAGTGTATCAAAACAGTGCGGGTTGTCATAATGCTTTGCTGCGTATAACAAAAAATTGGTTTCATCAAGTTTATCAATCATTATGCAATTCTTACTTTGACATCCCCTGCGGCAGTATAATAAGGTTGTCCAAGGGCAACGCCGCCAGTGTTCGCCGCGGCGTCATCTGCAAAGGGTCCTTGGAAAATTGCTTTACGCAGCGTAGATAATGTAGCAGACTTCGTCGTGTTAGCGGAGACGTCCTCAACGATGAAGAGGTCTCCGCTAGCAATCGACGTGTTGGCCGTGCCAATTGATGTTAGTTCTGTAATCTTCTTAGCACGATCAGACATAGTTCACCTTATGCGTCAGGTAGAGTTGCATCATCTGATGCATCTGAACCAGAGAAGTTAGCACCGAAAGCAACGAGTGTTTCGTACTGAACGCGTCCTGCACGACCACCGGTACCAACCGTACGAAGTACCCAACCAGCGTGAGCAGCTCCCTTGGTGTAACCAACTTCTGATAGAACAGCAACCGCAGTAGCGGTTTCACCTGTCAGTGAGTGACCTGTTTCAGTCAGACCCTTGGTCAGATCAATTGTGTCACCGTTTGGAGCAGCCGCGAGAGTAACAGCAGTCGAGTTCGATGTCTTAATGTAATATGTTCCACCTGAAGTCAGGTTTGTTAGAGCAGTATTACCGGCAGCAACCGTATAGGTTACCTTGTCACCAGCTAGGAAGATGCTGTTTGCTGTTGTAATAGCAATAGCATCTGTTGCGTTTGTGACAGCCGAGTTAGCATTGAAGCTCTGCGCAGCTGGAGCGGCGATCGTAACTGTTGGAGCAGATGTGTATCCACCAACTGTTACGTTAGCCGAAACAGCAGTCACACGACCGGTTGTAACTGTCGAGTTAGCAAGCTGGGTGTTTGCACCGCCAGTAGTGTTCGCAACAGTAACAGCAGCATTTGCAGCATAACCAGAACCTGCATTGGTAATGATATACTGTTGAACTGCGGCGTTACCACTTACACGAACTTCTGTCTGATCAAGACCAAACTGACCAACTGCTTCACCGGCGACAAACGCGCCGACGGTTGTGTTACCAAACAGTGCTGTCTGGTTTGTAGTATTAGGTGTTAGATTAACCTGCGCTGTGGCCCATAGGACCGAATTTGCAGCGTCGTCTGTATTGCCCCATTGAGCCATTGTAGTTTCCTCCTAAGAACTTTTTTTTTATTTATTCTTCTTCATCTGTTAACAAATCATCGAGATATCTAGATTGCTTTTGATGAAAGAGATCCATATATCTTCTGTTTCTCTTTTCATCATAGGTTTCTTCTTGTTCTTCTTCCATCTCAATGCCTATATTTTACGATCTCGCCAGTGTCCTTCGAAGCCTTAGGAACTGGAGCAGATACAGCCTTGACAAAATCTTCATGTGACTTGTGAGCTTGCTTCTGGAAAGCAGCCTTGTCTTGTGAAGTCTTACGAGCAGCCATATGATCTTCAAAGCGATCGGCATGGTTAGGATGAATCTGATGTTCCTTGCCATTCATGAAGCGAACTTTCTTATTCATCGACTTTGCTTTACGAAGCTGAACACCGAGAGCTGGCATGTCATCATTGTCTTGCTTCATCTTAGCATGCCATGCAGCCGATCCTTCCTTTGGTGGACGACCACGACCTTCTTCAAGTTCTACATCTTCCGAGACGATACGAGCGCTCTTAGTCGAAGGATCGTTACGATAACGATTCAGAGCCTTATAAGCATTGGTCGGATGAACTGGAACCTTCTTCTTGTGACCAAGAAGATGAGTTACCTCAATGTATTGCTTGTTCTTTTCAGCAGTCGACTTTGGAAGACCTGTAAGATTCTTCTCTTCTTCAAGCGTATCATTGTTTAGAGCATCGATGAACTCTTGCTCTTCCTTGGTCAGCTTATTTGTAGCAGTCTCAATGCCCTTTTGGCGGCGGAGAGTTTTATTTAGATTCTTAGTTGGGTTCTCGCCCGTCTTGATCTTTAAACCAGCAGTAATGGCTTCTTGGCCAACGCTACCAGCGGCCTTCTTGATATAACTGCCTAGTGTTGGCTTCGAAAGCTCGGCGATCTGCTCTACTTCTTCCTTCTGAGAAGCCTTGAAGTCAGCGTCGGTAGGTGCACCCTTTGATCCAGGCTTACGCATGCGCTCACCAGATCCTGCCTTGATGCGCTTACGCTTGGCATGGATATTATCCCACAGCCCGCGCTTTCCTTCCTTCATCTCTTTCTTTTTATCTTCATTTTCATCTTCGTCTTCATCATCTTCTTCTTCTTTTTCACACTTTTCGCACTCGCATTCTTTGTCGTGCTTTGCTTCGCCGAGAACACTGCGAACAGTGTTTAATAGATCGGCAGAGAACTGATCTTCTAGTTTCTTAGTGAACATGGTGGTTTTCCTTAATCTGCGTCGATGATTTTAATCTTGCGCTCTGCCGCGCGGCTTCTTTTAATTAAATACCTTTTCAGGTTATCTATATCTTTATCTCCTTGGGGCCCTGGAATAGGATCCGGCACATTGCCCTTCGGAGGACTATGAAATCTTTTATCGTCTGCTGGATGATACTCAGCATCCGGATCAAGCTCTTTCTCGTGCTCGCCTGCTTTTGAATGAATAGAATTCATTGCAGCTTTAATAATAGCATCATGCTCTTTTTCGAGCTTCATTCCAGCAGCGTGTCTCTTTACAATTTCACCATGCATTGTAGCACGTTGAATATGAGCAATTGTAGCTTTTCCAGTATGCTCAACATCCTTGACAATATCAAACAATTTATCTAAGTGTTCTGCTGCTGTCTGAGCATCAGAGGCATTTGTTTCTTTTGGAAGATCTGCATAAAGCTTCTGTGCTTCTGGAGATACTTCAAACGCTTTAGTGGTATAAGACCCTACAGCAATCTGATCATTCTGATCTGACTCTAGAGCATGCTTATTGATTCCCTCAAGAACCATTCTGACTGCGCTGCCAAGTGTTTTATAACTCATCTCATTGAAGCCCTTAACATCCAAGCGTGCTTGTTGTGTTGGTCAAGTCTTTCTTCGATGAAATTGACTAAACCATTTTCACCATACTTGTCAGCAATATCTCTAGCAGCTTTTAAAGAAGCTAGAACTTTAGCGTTATCAGAGAACAGTGTTGATACCATCTGCTCTGGCTTGATGATAAGAACCTCATCATTAATGTTTGTCAGTTCTTGGAATCTACTAAATGATGCTGGCGCATAAGCATTCTGTGCTCGAATCTCTTCAGCAAATGTGTCAATAGCTCCACCAACTTCTTGATAGATCTTACCAAAGAACTCATGATACATAGCAAACATAGGACCCTCTACATTCCAGTGATAGTTTTGAGCTTTCACATAGAACGCGTAAGTATCAGCAAATGCTACTTTTAAAGGCTGAATTACTTCTTCCATTATGTTCTGCATCTCCATCTACGAAGCGACATTGCCTTACGTGTAGGACGACCCTTCTCATCTTTCATTGGACCTGGCATGCCACCCATACGAGCACAGAAAGACTTGCGTCTCTTAGCATCCTTTGATCCAGGCTTGACTTTACCGGTAACGGCAGTTTGAATCTTAGATCCTGGGTTTGCTCTACGCACAGCATTGATACCCTTTTGAGTCATGCCTGCGCCAGATTCTGTAGATCTATAGTGACCCTTAGAATCTTCACCACGAGCTTCTTCTAAGAATTTCTTAAAGCGTATCATCTGGCTTCCCATCGTTAACATTTCCAGATCCAATGATCTTTTTGTTTCTCTTTTGCTTGCGAACAACAGTCTTGCCCGAGGCTGTACGAACAACGGCGCCTTCAACATCAGCCGAACGAACTTCTTCCATTGCGTCAACTACGTCTGGGTGGAGTTCAAAAGCAGGTTTCATCTTGATTCCACACTCTTCGGCTGAGAGGGTAACACCGATTCCGGCAGTCCAAGCCATGTTGAACGTCTCGTTCAGATCTGATTTCTCCTGGCCCGGAGTTTCTTTCTTGTACTTCTTGACAAGCGAGTTGGTACCAATTTCACGATTGGCTGCTGTGTCCTCGCTAATGCCGGCATGCTTGTGTGCCGATGCTTTAAAGTCCATTCCAAAATACTTCTTTTTACCCCACTTGTTTGATGCGACCCATGCAGTCTGCTTCTTTGGATCTGGAGATCCATAGTGTGGTTTTACATATGGCTTCATTTCACCTTCATCAATAATCTTCTTCTGAACTTCTTGCTGGCGTCTTTTTGACTTAAGAGTCACAGGACGACGATCGACAATTTCACATGCTGCTTCTGTGGTGAATTCCATGCTTTCTAGAAGATTGTTGAATGCATTATCAAGAGCTTCATTAACAATTTTTTCTTCACGAAGATCTGAATCTAGATTCCATGCTCTTCCCTTGGCAATATAGCTATTGACTCGGTTGAATGCAAATTGTTCTCTTGATTGACGTGCATCATCTTCATATAGCGAAGCTCCGCGCTCGAACACTTCCTTGAGAGTCGAGAACGGGATGCCAGTCTTTTCAGCTTTTTTGATGAGTGTCTCTGTAATTGGATCTGTGCCAACTGTAGAATTTAACATTCTACGCAGAGTAATCGCTAGAGGATTGCTTTCTCTTTCAAACTTGCCAATAGCATTCTCAATGATATCAACAAGTTCGAGTGTTGACTTATCATTTAGATCGTTGAACAATCCTGAAAATTCTTCTGTTGCTACTGCTGTGTGGAGACTCTTCATTGGAGCTCCAGTATGGAAAGACTTAAGTCTTTCAAATTCTGCTTTTCTTAGCTTTGGTAGAAGACGAGCAGCAATTCTCTTGATGAGCTTAGTCTTCTTTGCGACGGCGGTGTCGACCTGAATCTTCTCAGCAGTTGTTAGCTCAGCGTAAGGAATATCTTTGCGAGATGAAACTCTCGATTTAAGGAAAGCGCGAGCTTTAGCTTCGGCACGAGCCTGAAGCTTTTGATTGCTGGCCAGACGACCCTGAGAGATCTCTTTTGCTCTTTTGAGTTTTGGCTGAATGCGCTTGAGTTGGCGAGCTCTTTGTTGACGCTGAACAACTGTCAGAGCTTTGCGTTCCTGTAAGGAAGCGGTTAGGACGGCAAAATCCTCGTTTGTACGGCGCTTGTCATCTAGCTGAGGATTGATGTCAATGCCATCTAGTGGTTTACCAGTTGCAGACTTGCCCGTAGGCTTCTTAGTATTCTTTTCTGGTACCGGTTTATTCTTCTTATCTTCCATCAGAGTTTCCCTTGGGCTTATCTGTAAACAAACGGGATTGCCGTAGCCTAACCGCCTGTTTATTTATAACAAGGAAACTCTTATCGGCTGATTTCTTCCCAGTCCATTGAGGCAAGGATATCAGCTCCTGCGATACTTGAAGCCGCAACTAATGATAATTCGAATGGTGTATTTGTTAACCCGTTGCGTTCTAATTGGAATTTAAACAAAGCTTCTTTTAGAATATCAATTGATGCCGATCCCTGTGCCGATCCGCTTGTATAACCAGATGCCAGAATTCTACCACCAGTATAGGTTCCACCATCGATTTTATATTCTACAGCGCTGTCTAATCCTGCATCAATCCAAGTACCTCCATTAGATGTACCACCGACTCGCACCTGCCAGTTATAATTAGCATTATTGGTAAATCCAAGAATTGAAAGCGCGGTTAAGATTACAATAGCATCCAATCTATTTGGTGAAGCTTTTAATCTAATAGAAAGAACGGTATAATAAGTACCTACAACTGGCAAATCAACTGGAACATCAATTGGAACAGACGCTGCCTGTTGTAGGCCACGCAGTTCATATCCACCTTCAGAGACTACTGAAGAACAAACCTGCTTGAGTGTAGAGTTATTAGCAGTGGTGCCTGTATTCTTAATCTCGTATCTGAGAGGAAGAGAAGCAGTTGTAATGTAGGTAGATGTGATAAAATTGGCATGGTGGAATGAGTGGCAATGAATTAGCTTTCCATCAATTACAAATCCGCATCTTACAGATCCAAGACCAAGCCACTCAATATCGATCCAAAAGATTTGAGCTTTTGTTAGGTCTAATTGAATTTTAGATGGGCATGGGCCAACTTCCCCAGGAAGATTAGCAGCTGCTCCTAATAGGTTGTCAACGTTCCAATCAGCCTGTGCAACACGTGTTTCTACTAATACGCCGGTAGTATAGGATCTCTCTACAAAATATGCGGTGGTTCCATCTATTTCAAAATAGATTCCATTCTCTGCTCCAAAGTAACCGACACGCTGTCTTAAGTTTGCCTTCGGTGCAGACGGCACAAATGTATTGAGAATAAAGAGAGATTTGCCTGGTTGGTATGAACACACCTTGGTTGTTTCGCGGATAATCTCTGCATTAGCAGTTGTAGGAAGATTAAGAGCTACTAAACCTTCATTTGTACTGTGTGCGTATGTGGTGCCGGCGGTGTTTGATGTACTCCAAAGATTATTGTCTCTATAGCGATGAGATGAATCAAAGAGAGTTAGCGGAGTCGACATTCGTGCACGACCAAACGCGTCGACTGCAACACCCGATGGGTTTGCTCCGCCAATCAGGTTTCCGTAAGGGTCTGCTAACATAACTGCTTCAAAGAGCGTTACATTATGTGGTTGCTTCCATTCGTGTGAGTCAATACGCCATTGTGCCATTAACTAATCCAGCTCTTAAATCTTTGAATAAAGGATTCATGAATTCCCATGCCCTTACGAACATCATGGTACAATTCATCCTTGTGTGCTTTGCTCATACCAGACGGAGCCATCTTGTGAAATGATTCCTTGTCATTCGCTGCAGCGTGTTTACGCATAGCTGTACCAGAAGCTGCTGCGATTCCTTCACCGGTATCTGAACGTTCACCGCCAACTGACTTCACCTTGATGCTCTTGAAGTTGTAGTGTCCATGCCTCCCTTCAGTTCCATTATACTTGTGAAGTAGGTTATGGAACTCATGGACACGGTCGGAGCCAACATGCATAGTCACATGAGTGTAACCGGCCTTGTGTAGCTTCGACATCTGATGAAGAAGCGTAGGATGATCCTTACCCATGGCTTCTACCTTGGCGCCTTTGACAGCTCGAGAAAGATGCTTTACCTTCTGTTCAGGTGTCAGTGGATTCTTCTTAGCATCATGAGATCCAGTCGTAAGGATCTTATGGTCTGCACCTTCTTTCTTGGCAGCATTCATTACATGCTTGACGACCATCTCATGGCCTGCATGTACAGGGTTGAATCTTCCTTGAGTGATATGAATGGCCTTCATAGAGACTTGTCCTTGTTGAAGTTAGCAGCCGAGAACTCAGCACGATCAACAATCTTGGTAGGACGGTTATGTCTTACCACCACAAATCCTTCAGGCTTAGATTTCTTGCCACTAATACTATGACCAAACTCAGCGTGGCTTGAGAGTGTATTGGCCAGCACATCCTTGGCCTTCTGAAGATGATGATGCATCTTCAGGACACGTTCGAAGTGCCCACGGTTGCGTTGGACGTGAGCAACGTCCTGCTCCATGGCACCGGTCTTAGCAGCTTTGGCTTTATCAGTTTTAACTGCTTCAATTTTCTTTTGATGAGACTTGGCAAGGTGAGCCATGAACTCATTAACATTTGGCTTGGTGCCAGTACGCACTGTATGGTTGATGTATGTCTTCAAAGGAATGCGATGGCTCTCAATAGCAGTATGAGTTTCTGAACCGGTCTTAGAATGCAACTTAGCAGCAGCTGCCATATGCTTGACAAACTTGGCTTGGTGCTGAGGTTTGTAATCGATATTCGACATATCATGTTCAGTCGAGATGAGATGAACATCCTTATGTAGACCAAACTCTTCTAAATTCGGAGCATATTCAGCTTTCATATCCTCAAGGTTCTTACCATTGTACTTGGTATGAACAGCAACACCAACCTTCGAACGAAGAGCGGCCTTGCCATGAGGAGAATTCTTGTCAGCTGAGTACGTGATAGTATTTGGAGTGAAGTGTACTCGACCACCAGTTTCGTGCACGTCATTTGGAGTATGCATGATATCACCTTGGTACACTCCCTTCTTAGGAGTCACCTTAGGCAGATGGTGAAGAGCAGCTTTGAGCTTTTCAACTAGACCAGGAGCGTGTCCGTGGTTGCGTTGAATGTCTTCTTCTGTGTAGTTGATTTTAGGATTCTTGTTGAAAGCCGATTTTGACGCAACAAAGAACTTACCAGTTTGTGGATGGCGACCAAACACAACAGAAGGTGAACCATCATACTTCATGGTCACTTTAGTAGCATTATCCTTACCAGTCAGCTTATCATGAACATCCTTGAGGTTATGATATGCGTGCGAGAAACCTTCTGCACCAGCATTAATTACGTGATCTTCAGCGTGCTCAAGATGCTTAAGCTTTTCTTCGCTAGCTTCTTCTGTCAGAAAGTTTTTGAATGCTGTCATTTGATTGTCTTTATCGATCCATCTGGTTTAACAAAATAAGCTTCAAACTTGACGTTCGGATACTCCTTTTGGAGTTCTAGAAATGCTTTGAGATTGCTCATTGCATCATCATACAGTCGAGTTTTTGTATAGTTTTGAGTATTTAGGTATTTGCGAAACACCACTTTCTTTGCTTCGGCTGAGGAGTCAATCTTCAGATTGCCAGCACGTTCAACATGCATGCTGTCAATTGGAATCCCATGATCACGGAAAGTCTGAAGAAACATTTCCTTATCATCAAAGTCTGCACGAGCCGTACAGATAATCGCACGAGAATGAGGATTCTTTTTGGCTTTGACGATTGCCTTAGCCTTATTGATCATCCTTACAACTGGAGTAGAAGTCTTACGAAACACCTCGGCCGACTCAAACTCTTTGAAATCGTATTCTTCACCAGGCTTGCGCTTGTAGGTATTGAATTCCTGGTTATCCAGCATTCGAACAACCTTACCATCCTTTACTACAGCAACCTTAGCCTTGGTGTGGAAAAGAGTCTCATCGATATCAAAGATCGTGAGAGTACCAGAACCTACAAAATTTCGAAAACGATTTACTTTTTTCATATTGTTATCTTATATGGTTTTGAAAAAAATGTCAACTGTTATTTTTATAATTTTACTATCACAGCCTGTGATGGCACTTTGTCAGTTACCACAATACGTCCAGCCGAATCACCCTTTGACGGAGACTTGCCATAAATTTTAGGTGTGCCATAGGAATCCTTGGCGGATGGATCAAAACGTTGATCTTCTCTTCGAGCTCTTAATCTAAAATACAGCTCGTGATCGTCAGCATATGCTCCGGCCTCTATGAGTTTGGCGTTTGTAATGGTAAGCGTTGCTGTTTTATCATCATAATTATGAGTCACATCCATTTTACCAATATACATGTAGTCGATTGGACCGCCCATCGCTTTGTTACCTATAACGATTTTTTTCTTATCTGTATTATTGATCTTGCCATAAACGTCAGGAACCTTTTGACCATCTTTTAGCTTAAGAGTATCTTTAAGATACTTGTAAGCAGCAGTCATAAATTTTTTGGCAATACCAGGAACTGCCAGTTCCAGACCTTTCAATCCACCACCGGCTAGGGAAGGAGCTGCTTCTCCTTTCATAGAAAGGTTTACAGACTTATTGTTTTTCATAAAAATCTGAACATCTGTGTATGGTTCAGAACCGCCGACTTGTCTACCAGTATATTTCTCAGCGCCAATAACAGAATTTAAAGTAGTCTTACCTACTACAAGTGTAATAGGATTTTTTTGATTTTTTTTGAACGCAGCATTAACAGCATTTACAAAACCGGTTTCTTGTCTTTCTGCAGCGGCCCCTGCCATAATAATCTCCTTTTATCTATTTATTAGACAAAAAAAGGCCAGCCCTTGTGCAACGCAACAGAGGGACTGGCCATGTTAATCTTATTTATATTACTAAGCTGCGATCTGAAACCATTCTGGAACAGGTCGTTTTGACCAGACCATCTTGAATCGATCCTGTTTGGTCTGATAGAACTTACGGTAGGATCCTACAATGTCATTGTAGTCCATACACTCTGGATTAGCCTTCATGGCCAGTGGCTGAGGAGTCTTGTAGCCAACAGGAATGTTGGTTGGAAGTCTCTTGAGTGGCTCACGAAGCAGTGTGTCGGTGCCATGAACCTTGCCATAGCGATAGGTGTACTCGTCACACAGAGCTACAAAGTGAACATAATGCCAGTTGTAGTTGTTATTGCTCTCGGCGGTCCAGACCGTACAGGGATGGTGCATATGCACAGCCTTGTAGAATAGGTCTTCACGTTCGTCGGGCAAGACCCAGTACTTTGACATGGTCTTGCCAGACTTTGATGGCTTACGAGTTTGTACACCATCAAGCATACGATGAACTGTCGACAGCATTTGAGCTGACTCGACAATCATTTTGACAACGTGCTTGTCACACTGTAGCTGAGCTGCTACGACGGGATCGTGATCGAGAACAAATAAATTCATGATAATACCTTAATACACCGTGTACAAAATAATGTACACAACTTTATACCTGGATTCCAGTCACTTGCTTGAGGTATTGTGTCGCCACGTTCTGACTCGTCTCAGTAGCGCCAATAATAACGGTATCCGAGATCACAACGTTATTATCAGGGGCCGACATTAGCCAAGGCATCATAGCAAATCCCTGAGGGCCCATACCCACCATTCGAGGCTTAATAAGCTCGGTGACTCCATCCTCCTGCTTGACACGAGAAATGACTTCCTCGCCAGACATGAGCTTGATGGTGTAAACCTTATTCTGTTCCATTATCTTTTACCTTATGTACGTATTCAAATGCTTTTTCTGGACCCCAGCTTTTGAGGTACGGGTGATCCTCAAAGAAACGCTGAGGGACTTCTTCATCAGTAATTTCACGACAACCAATGATGTTCTCGCCAATATAAAGCTGGCCAAATTCGTCAGCCTCGTTCATGGTGACTGTATCCTTAGCATGTTCAGGGCTATCACAATCAATTACATATCGATGGCGAAAATATGAAATTGTTTCTACGAGATACTTAGGCACTGTCAATTTCCTTGAATTGAGTTTCTCCGAGTTGAGTGGCGTACATCCATTGACGATCGCACACATAACAAGCAACATAACCAGTGGTCACGTTACCATCTGGATTCAGGTTATTCCCATGCTTGTCATAAACAGGAGGATAGTAGACACAGGTAGTGCTACCAGCTCCTACACGAAATCGGCATTCGCCTTCGCATCCAGGATTAGGGTTCAAGCGCCATATCCTTCAATTGATCTGGAGTGGCATACCACTTGAGGATCAATTCAAACGCATCAATGTGCTTTTGAATCTCAATATCATCTGCTTCAGGATCACCCCACACAAAGACGTGGTTACCTGCACCGAGGTCTGCCTTCAAGCCTTCCCAAGTTTCACGAAGCTGACCGACAACAATGGCGTCAACAGTATCCCAACCAAGTTCTACAGAAATTTTTCTAGACATATTTAATACTCCGGTCCAAAAGTTTTGTTAGTACGCTCATAAATTTGAAACCAATCAACACCATAAGCAGGGCAGATGTGAATCTGCTTAGGTAGCCCATTCTTATCTTTATCACCACCTTCACCACAGATGAAGTAGATATCACCGAGCTTTTCAGCTAGATCGATATGCTTAACCATCTCATACAGCTTGCGGAGCTTACGCAGCTCGCCTTCGTATGCTTCTAGTTCAAGGTTCATTAAAATGATTTCCATTCATATTCAGAATTACCAGTCTTGAAGCGGACGTATTCTGTTCCATCCTCTTCAGTACGCTCTTCCAGGATCTCAGTAATGATAGTAGTCTGCCAGTAGTCCTGTGCAGAATATGACCGCGCATACGGACTTCCGACAACCATCGCTCCACCCACTTCTGGGCGTGCACAGTGCTTGATTTCTTTATCTACTACCTTACCAGTATCTTGATCGAATGTAGGGATAACAAGATCGCTCATAGAGCCGGAATCACCAGCACCATCACGAGTACGTCGAAGAGAATATGCCATATTAAACCACCTTCTTATAACGATTCACAGTTCCATCTGGTTCAACAACCATTAGTTCATCTTGATAGTTAGCCATTACACGATATTCACCGTCGGCAATGATACGATCCGCTTCACGCAACTTACGCATTACAGCATTGGCAATACCAATATGGTTACGGCCAGTTGCCTCAGCATCGAGAACAGCCTGAGCACATGCCTTATATAGTTCGTCAGGAATTTCCCAAGACATGTCGGTATAACCGCGATACCGTTCACCACTTTCGTTCTTCTCGATGCCACCAACACGGCGCAGATAAGCCTGACCACCGTCAACTGAGACGTTGCCGCACTTACATGATACGAAATCATGACGATGCTTTGAGACAATGAAGTCATCACACTTGTTACAAATCACTGCATTCTGTACGATCATGCTACTAGCCTTTCATGAACCATTCGAATATGTTTGCACTTACCATGGAAGTTGAAGCCAGTGCAATTGCAGACCCAGCCACGTTCAGTCATTGT